AATCAGAGGGCGAGATTAATTGGTCTCAAGCTCAGGTTGATGATCTTATTTATAACACTTATTACCGTAAGCGGCTGCACTGAATTTGCACTCCTTATGAGTGGAAGTTCTATTGCTATAAGTCAAAATGCTTATGCTAGAGCATATAATGGTATAGATATTTTAACGATTATAAATACAGACAAAAGCTTAAAAGGGCATGCCTATGATAGTGCAAAGAAAGCATGGACAGAAGTGAAAGAAGGAAAAGAATATGTATATGACACCACAATCAATCTCTTTGGAAACAAGCATTAATGTACAAACCCTTACCCGACTCGCTCACGATAAAGCAATCAGGGATTAATGGTCTAGGACTCTTTGCTGATCAAGCGATCAAGCAGGCGACTAATTTGGGTATGAGTCACGTGCAGATTGGAGAAGAAATTCTACGTACTCCGTTAGGTGGATTTATTAATCATGCCAATGAAGGCAATGTAATCAAAGTAAGATTCTACGATGAAGTATATAAAACAAAATGGAATCTGGTGACAGTTAAAGATATTAAAGAAGGAGAAGAACTAACGGTACGTTATACATTTTATAATATATGATGCCCCATACACTTAGTAGTGAAATTGTTTTATTGTCAATGATGACATTTTATTTTGGAACTAAACTTTATTTTATATTTATATGAACGAAGTTAAATATAATTTTTATCATTGGGGACCTTTCCTCTTTCATTCGTACATGGACAAAGAACTCTGCGAGCTGATGCTCGAAGAGGGATTAAAGGTCAGAGGCAAATCCGATGAACTCTATACTCACAAACTCGCTGGACATCTAGGTGAACAATACAAACTGAGTCGGGACAAGATCATGCCGAAGTTGGCAGTCTTTCTTGAAGGCTATACCATTGGCTACAATAAATGGCGTGGCGGCGGTGGGATGAAACCTAAAGCCAAGCTCTTAAGTCTTTGGATCAACTACATGAAGGCCGGAGATTTTAATCCTCCACACTCGCACGGCGGCGATCTATCCTTCGTAGCCTTTCCCGATGTCCCTAAAGAAATTAGCGACGAATGCGCGGCGTTCAAAGGCACTATGAGAGGACCGGGGGGTATCTCCTGGACCTATGGCGAAGGAGATCATACCTGTATCTCGGTGGTGCATCAATTGCCAAAAACCGGAGATCTGTATATTTTTCCCGCCTCTTTAAAACATTATGTCTTTCCCTTTAAATCACCGGTCACCCGTGTAAGTCTCTCAGGAAATATTCTTCTTGATCAGGATTCACGCATTGACTATTTTACCAAGAAGGATAATCCGTGAGATACGAATATACCATCACCAAAGAAGGCGGCGAAGCCGAGATCATGGAAGAGATGAGCTGGAAAAAATTATTTAAAAAATTACTAATGAAGTATCCCAAGTTTAGTGGCTGGTGTACCTACTTTAATAAGAAGGGACATATTCAGAAGAGGGCGTTCCGAAATGGAAGGGAAACGAGGAAATGAAAAATATGAAATATAAAATTGAAGAACGAGACGAGCGCAAGGTCTATGATGATATCTTCGAACACGTCATGCACATGCTCAATGACCATGGTCTACCGGTGGAGCTGGTGGCCTCAACGTTGATGGCCATTGGCCAACGGCTTTATCGAACCCATCTTACTGATAAGAGCTATCATGCCTTAATGGATATCATCCATGATACAGACGTTGAACCTTATAATGTTAAGAAGGAAAGGCTCCATTGAGAGATCTTATCCTCTCCTATATAGAACGATGGTCGGGGAAGCTTCATTCCTGGGCCTGGGATCAACGCTGGAAGAAGCGTGATCCTGATGAATGGATCAAGGGCTATCGGAAATGGAGACATGAAAAAAAATAATAAGTTTTCCTATGTCCGTGGCTCACGAACCACGACCCAAGGCTCACGGACCTATCAGGTCGGTGGATTTAACTTGCCTTCTGTTACAACCATCCTTAATAGAACCAAGGATCAAGGCTATTTAAAAAAATGGAAAGACCGAGTCGGACATGAAGAAGCGGACAGAATATTCAACCTATCTAGTAAGCGGGGCACTGCCATGCATAAGTTCCTGGAGAAACATATCCTCGGCGCAGGGTACGAGGACTTTACACCTATTGGGGCTGAGGCTAAGCCGATGGCTAAAAAAATTATTGACGTAGGACTCGCACCGGTATCTGAATACTACGGGGCTGAAGTGACTTTGTACTACCCGGGCCTTTACGCAGGGACCACGGACCTCGTGTGTCGGCACAATGATCTCGATACCATTGCTGATTTTAAACAATCCAACCGGCCAAAAGAAGAAGAGTGGATTGAAGATTACTACTTGCAGATTGCTGCATATGCCATGGCTCATGACTATGTGTACAAATCAAACATTCAACAAGGCATTATAATGGTATGCACTCCTGACCTATATTATCAAGAATTCAAGTTTTCCGGGCCTACTTTAAGATCATGGAAACATAAATTTTTAAAAAGATTAGATCAATACTATGAACTAATACAAGATTACAAAGAAGAAACGCATATTGATACAACAGAATTATTAAAAGAATTTGAAAAAGATGCCAAAGCCTAAGCTCTACGTTGCAATGCCCTGTTATGACTCAGTTAGAATTGAGACAATGATATCTCTACTCGACACTTTTAGTGCTTTGGGTAAAAGCGGCATAGAAGCGAGATTCCAAACTGTTAAATCTTCTTTAGTAACTCATGCAAGAAATTTATTAACTTGTGGTTTTCTACAAAGTGATTGTGATCACATGTTATGTGTAGACGCAGATGTTCAGTTTTCACCCGAAGCGGTGATGCGTATGCTAGTACCTAAAGAATTTATTGTCTGCACGCCCTACCGGGTTAAAGAAGATCCCCTTAAAACAAAGTATACAGTTAAATTTAAAGATCCAGATAAAATAAAAATTTTACCCTGGGATATGGTGGAAATAGAAGAAGGGCCGGCTGGACTGATGCTCATTCACAGAATCGTATTTGAAAAATTAATAGATAAGCACCCCGAACTTAAAATAGAATTTGAAGACTCAGTTAGAGAGAAAATGAATAAAGAAATTGGAGCGATGGAAGACGCCATAGGACGCTATATGTATAATTTTTGGGATACCACTTTTAGCCTAAAGACAGGTGAATGGAAGGGAGAAGATCTATCCTTCTGTCAACGCGCAAGAGAAGCAGGGTTTAGACTTTACGCCAATCTAGATTCAACAACAGTCCACCATGGTAATTGGGGATGGCAAGGAAAATTTGGTGATACACTTAAAACAAATAAGGAGGTAACATGACAAGAGGAGTAGGAACAGTAAGAGAGAGAATCTTTCAAGCCTTGATTCAACGCTATAAGGCGGATGGAGAAGCGGCCTTGGTTAAGATTGATGCTCTTATACGCGGAGAGGTATTGCCCGGTCACGAAGATGTAATGGGTAGTATTGATAAACAGATAGCTAAAGCCGCTTTTGCTGAGGAGAAGATGGCAACATTAAGGCGACATTATGGCACAAATTAGGCACAAACTCCCTATATAGAGTTCTGACAACATCAAGCAAAACGTTTTTTTTTTTTATGGGGTCAAAAAAGTGTCAAAAGTGTCCAAATCGACTAGAACCATTGGTATTACTAGCTAAAGTGTGGACACTTTTTGGACATTTTTTGATTTTATGGACACTATTTTATGTCCACTATGCAAAAAACCGCATAAAACGCAAGGGGTGCGCGCGTTTGTTTTGGAAATGTAGTTTCGCGTGATGTTGTGAGATCTCTATATAGGGGATATAAGAAATTATGAAAAGGAAGAAGTCTAAATATCGCCACGTCATAATTAATAAGAAGAGATACTATTTCTATAAGATATCTTGGCTCGACATAACAGGCGATGCCGGTCATGCTACAGCCGAGGAGTTTGATAAGTTCGAATGTTCAAAGGTGATTACGTTTGCATATATTTATAAACGTACTAAAAAATTTATTTGGACTTTCTCGAGTTTTGACGAAAAGGATGAAGCTTATTCAGATAGGAATGTCTTTCCAATAGGTGTTATAACTGCTATAGAGAAGAGAAATGTCTAGTGAAGAAGATCTAAGCGAAGATATGTATAATATATGGAAGGAGGATTTTAATAATATGGCTAAAAAGAAAAAAGCTAAGAAGAAAAAGAAAAAAGTTAAAGCTAAGAAGAAAAAGAAAAGATAGTGTTTAATCCGGATAAGGTAATAATTATATCTTTACTACTACTGACTGTGGTATTGACTTATTGCCTTGTCTTGAACGTTTATTAGATGGTAGCTTTTTGGTTTTGTTTTGCTTTATTTTTATTGTTGATGTGGGCAACTTTTCATTGGGAGGAGTAACATTTAAAATTGGTGCGTAATCGTCTAAAATTTGTTTCATTTTGGCTTCTAGTTCTTGCTCTGACATGTCTTCTAATTTCCCATGCTTTATTATTTTTCGTTCTATGTATAATCCTGCTGCCTTTCCTCTATTGGTTTCAGCGTTTACTGCAGAGGAAAAGCTCCCTTTCTTTAAAGCGAGTTCCTTTATCCGAGCCAGTTCCGCCACGTGGCCATCATAACTAACCGCAAATTTTTTAAGTCTTTCTTCTTTTAATTTTCCTACATGCTGTACTACTAAGGGACTAAGTCTGGGGTTCAAGAGTTCTGATCCTTCTGATCTTGCTCTTTTAGGACTGTATCCAGCTGCAATGGCTGCTTCACCTTGAGTCATAGGTCCATCTACTCCGCCAAATACTACGAACTCGGCGAATCTCTGTTGCATTTCAGTTAATCTTTTAGGAACACCCATATTGACAATTTAGGGTAACATTGATAAAAAGTCAACATGTCTACAGACGAAATGGAGAAATATAAAGCTAGAGATAGAGAGGAAGAAGCTGGTACTTGTATTATGGGAGAAATGAGAAAAGATAGAGAGCCGGAGTCTGAGTTGGATCGAACCAAGAGAGACAATAATGATTTGTATA